TGGGCCGTGGTAAGTTACAGTAGCAATCCAGGAATCCATGCAGTTTTGAATGGAATACCTGCTTATGTAAGTGAGCAGAGTATTGCCTATGATGTGGCGAATAAGGATTTCAGCACAATTAACAAACCTTTAATGCCAGATAGACAGCAATGGTTAAATGATTATGTAAACACAGAGTGGACTGTTGAAGAAATTGCCCAAGGAATACCCTTTTCTAGATTGACTTTTTAACCAAAATCCGTTATACTATAGATATGCAAACATATCCAATAGAGCAGTGCTTAGAAATAATGGCAGGATTCGAGTCAGGTCCTGTATCTAAACCGTTCGTTATTTTAGATCGAGATAAAAGAATTTTAGTAGATATAGCAAAAAAAGTATACAAAGGTAGTGCCTTAACCGATAAACAATACGAAGCAGTAAAACGTATTTTAGTGAACAGATATGCTTCACAATTTAAATTAAGAGATATAGATATTCAAAATAGTGCAAATATTTTACGTAAACCTATAAGACATTTAGACAGAACAAAATACATTAGAATAGAAGACGGTAGCGATTATCAAGACGGAATCTGGGGAGGATTTACTCCATTAAAAATTGTTGTAATAAGATTTCCATTTAATTTAATGTTAAGCAAATTAGTCAGCGATATTAAAAAACTTTTCCCACACAAGGTAGGCAGATTTTATTCTCAAAGGATTAAAGACAAATACTTACTTCCGTTTGATGAAAGAATTATACACAAACTTGTAGGACGTTTTAAAGGTAGAATAAAAGATATTGATCCTATTTTAGTAAAAATTTATAATGAAGTAGAAAACATTTTAAATAATCCTGATGACTACGTACCAGGTATCTATAACTATCAAATTAAACACTCTAGCAAAGCAGTAACCACACATCACATAGATAAATTTGGCAAACCAAATGCAGGTAATTTATTTTTATTTTATGATAGAAAAATAAAATTAGGACTAAAACATTTTGATACATTTGAGGTAGAAAAAAGTAAATCTAATTTATCTGTATTAACTAAAAAGGTTCTAGAAAGAAAATATTCTATGATTAATATTGATTTAAAAAAATGGCAACTTAATCATTTAACAGAATGTATTGACCAATTACAAAGATATCCTTTGTTAGTCATTGTAAGTATGCAAGATAAAAGAGCACTAGAACAATTACAACAATTTCATAAACAATTTAAAAATTTAGTAGACCCAAAAGACATTTCAGTATTAGTAAGATTACCAAATAAAGGAACGGGGGCTGAATTTAATACCTACGTTAAGGATAATGGCATAAACAATTCACTTGCAAACACAACAAAAATAGTGTATATTAACAGTAAAAAGATACCAAAGCCTTTAGTACAATCTACTTGGCGTCCAGAATCGGTTATATGCTGTGATGGATCTAAAAATTATACAAAGGTGGATACTTTTTTGTATGAGTCTGATTTAGTTTTTAATATAAATGGACAAACCAGTATGTTCTTAAACTTTTATGACACTGCTGAAACAATATGAGATGTAAAATAATAATAAACGATGAAGTCAATGTAAAAATTGAAGGACTTCCTGTAGACGTAAGAAGAAAAATATCTAATAAAATGAAATGGCAAGTTCCATATGCTAGATATTTGCCACAATACAAACTAGGAAGATGGGACGGTAAGGTAGGTTTCTTTGGTTTAGGTGGGAATGGTTACGTAAATCATTTAGATAAAATTTTGCAAATAATACATGAAGAGGGCATTGAAGTAGATTCAATTGATGATAAAAGACAAAAAACTGATCTAAATTTCAGTCTTATAGACAAAGATTATTTTGCTCACAAACAATGGCCTAAAGGTCATCAGTGCGAAGGTCAATCAATCGAATTAAGAGACTATCAAGTTGAGGTAGTAAACAATTTTTTACGCACACCGCAAAGTTTACAAGAAGTCGCCACTGGTGCTGGTAAAACTATTATTACTGCTTGTCTATCAAGTTTATGTGAAACTATGGGTAGAACAGTTGTAATAGTTCCTAACAAATCACTTGTCACACAAACAGAGGATGATTATAAAACTGTTGGATTAGATGTTGGTGTGTATTTTGGTGATAGGAAAGAACTGAATAGAACACACACTATTTGCACATGGCAGAGCCTTAATATTTTAGATAAAAAAGCAAAGGCAGGAGACTCTGTGCTAACATTAACAGAATTTTTAGATGGTGTCAAAGCAATTATCGTGGACGAAGTACATCAAGCAAAAGCAGATGTTTTAAAAAAACTACTTACACATCATTTAAAAAATGCTCCAGTGAGGTGGGGGCTAACAGGCACAGTTCCTAAAGAACAATTTGAATTCCAAAGCATACTAGCAAGTATTGGCCCTGTAGTAAATCAAATCAGCGCCAAAGAATTACAAGATAAAGGAGTTTTATCTAAATGTCACGTAAATGTTGTACAGATGATTGATACTCCAGTATATAAAAATTATCAAGAAGAATTAAAATATCTTACAACAAATAAAAAACGTTTAGAATATATCGGAAAATTAATTGAAAAAATTAAAGTCTCTGGTAACACACTTGTTTTAATTGATAGGCTCACAGCAGGCACAGAACTACAAAAATTAATAGATGGCAGTGTCTTTATACAAGGTGAAACAAAACTAGAAGAGAGAAAAGAGCAATATGATGAAATCAGTAGTGCAGATAATAAAGTGATCATTGCAACATATGGTGTAGCGTCTGTAGGTATTAATATTCCAAGAATATTTAATTTGGTGCTAATAGAACCAGGTAAGTCATTTGTCAGAGTAATACAGTCAATAGGACGTGGAATACGTAAAGCAAAAGACAAAGACTTTGTACAAATTTGGGACATAACATCAACTTGCAAATTTGCAAAAAGGCACTTAACACATAGAAAGAAATTTTATAAAGAAGCAAATTATCCTTTTACATTAGAAAAGATAGATTGGAACTAATATGAGAATAGGTGTAGCACAAATACCAGTAACAATGGATCCTAACAAGAACTATGATACTATTTTGAAAGCCTGCGAATGGGCAGTGGCAAATAAAGTAGATTACTTAATGACACCAGAAGCATCTGTAAGTGGATATGATGCTCCTAGTTTTACTGTCAATACTTGTCAAGAAACAGAAGACGCAGTCAATAAATTACAAGACTATTCACGTAGAAATAATTTAGGATTGATATTAGGTACATTATGGCTTGATGAAAAAAATGTAAGACATAATTTTTTATTTGGTAAAAAAACAAATCAACTACGTTTTTATAATCAACAAGGTGAACATATTGGCACTATTTGTAAAAGATATGTAGTCCATTTCGATTATCATTGCCAACCAGGAGATGCAGGCGTGGTAGTAGAATTAACAACAAAGAATGAAAAATTTAAGGTAGGTGGAATGATATGTAATGATCTTGTTGGAAACTACTGGGACGGAAAAGAAAATCTTGTAAAAGCGTATTCAGATAAAAACGTTCAAGCAATACTTCATGCCAGCAATGCTGATAAAGATTTACCACCCTACATACAAAAAGCACATGATGATTGGCATCTATCCTGTGTGAAAATGATGTCTTATGCTTCTAATCTTCCATTAATCACCGTTGATAATCCATGGAGCACAGACGGAAGAGACAATAACAGAGGAGCATCTATGCCATCAGGAGTATTTTTGCCTTTTGAAACTTTACATCAAGCACCTAAATTAGGCACACAATATTTTTGGTATGATACCAATACAAATGAAATAGGATCCGGAGAACAACAATGAGAATATTAACTGTGGACAACTTGTCCTACAATTTAGATAAATTACCTGAAACAGTATCTGAAGATATGGCTTTTTCTGTTTTAGACAATAGCAATCCTAAAGAGCCAGACTTTTTCTTTATACCTTTAATCTATATTGAATCTTTCAGTGCACCAGCAATAGTGCTAGACATTGGAGGAAAAGAAATTACCATGCCTTTAGACTGGAGCATTGCCGTTGGAGACAAAGAAGACAGCAATACTGTTGAAGTTGTGCCTTTAACTAGCATAGCAGATAGAGGATTCTCAGCATTTATTTTTAATCCATTAAGCAGTTTTAAGGCAGACTTTGAAGAAGTAAATGTTGTAAATTTTTACAATGAAGTCAAATGGTATTTTCCAAAAATGAAAAATAATCAATTAATAAGCACTCCTTTAACAAATGGAAAACAACCATCTTGTGCTTTCTTCGTTAAAGATATTTCAAGACAGTGTGAAAGTATTGAATACACGCAGTTGTTGTAATGCCTAAAAAGAAAAAAGAAGAACAAATGATTTTTACATCTCCTGATGGGGGTGAAACAATTTATGGAGAACCAATCGGTGGTAAAGGTCCAAAGGTATTAATTTCCAAAAGCAATAAAGCAACAATAGAAGAAGAATGCCAAAATAGACAGTATTTTGTAACTGAACGTGCTGTTGAAATGTGTTTGGCACATAAAGGCTTGCAAAAAGCCTGGGAAAAGTATACAATGTTATTAGAATTATATGGCTACGAAGATTAACAAATTACCTTTGAAAGATATACTTGCGGCAATAGATATGAACGCAAAAAATGTTTGGGATGACTTATCTGATGATGAGCGAAAGCAAGTCAGTTTCTATTTGTTGAACAGATACGTAAGTGCGATTAAAGGGAGTACACAAGACAAACAACTACAAATTTTAAAAACAAATAGATATTACAACAAGCATTTTTTTACTTTGACCAAACACAAAAAATTACTTTGGTATCTGTTATGTATGACTGCAAGTTCTAAGAAAAATATTAGGTATCATGAATGGATAGGATATAAATTTAAAGAGTCTGGTGGTAAAGCCAAAACAACTAAATTTTTAGAAAAATTATACCCTACAATGAAACCAGATGAAATAAAATTACTTGTTGCTATAAATGATGCAAAAGAGATAAAACAATTAGCAAAGGACTTTGGAATGACTCCAGAGCAGATTAAAAAACAATTATGATAGAAAAATTATACACCTGTCAATATTGTAATGCAAAATTTACAAAAGAAAAAACACTAGCAGTACATATGTGCGAACAAAAAAGAAGATTCTTACAAAAAGATGAACGAAGAGTGCAATTAGGTTATCAAACTTTTGTAAGATTTTATGAACTATGTCAAAAAGCATCTAAAACAAAAACGTATGAAGAGTTTTGCAAAAGTCCATATTACACAGCATTTGTTAAATTTGGCAGTTTTATTAGCAATGTAAAGCCGTTGTATCCTAGCAAATACATTGATTACGTTGTTACAAGCGGAGTAAAATTAGATCACTGGTGTAGAGAAGAACTATATCAAAAGTATGCAATTGATTTAATATTGCGTGAAAAAGTTGAAACTGCAATGGAAAGATCTGTGAAAACTATGATGGACTGGGGTGATGAAAAAGAAGCACCTTGGAGTGATTATTTTCGTTATGCAAGTTTGAATAGAGCAGTAATGGACATCAAAGACGGTAAAATAAGTCCTTGGCTAATCTTAAATTGTAGAAGCGGAAAAGAGATGATGAAAAGATTTAACAATGAACAATTACAAATAGTTTATCCAATAATGGATCCGAACCATTGGGCACTAAGATTTAAAAGACTGCCAGCGGATATTGAGATGGTTAAAGAAATTACAAAAGAGGCAAAACTATGATAACAGAAAATAATGTTGTGCCTTTATTTGGTATACCTTTGTGTCAAACACAAATAAAGCCTTGTGAGGAAAGTGAAAAATTTATAAAAGAAAAATTGGATTATGAATTACGTTCACACAAAGTTTCTTATATTTCGAAAGATGATTATGTTCTAGAAAAAGATAATTTATTATCATTAAAAGGTGAAGTATTACAACAGATAAACGATTTTATGCATGGCTATTTAGATGTGCATGAAAAACATAAATTTGTGCTCACTACAAGTTGGTGTAACAAGTATGAACAAAATCAATACATTCAAGAACATTATCACAGTAATAGTTTAATTTCTGGAGTATTATTTTTAACAGATTGTAAGGATACATCTAACATAGTATTTCATAAAGATAAAAATCATACAAATATTTTTACTGATACTGTAAGACTCGATCACAAAGAACAATTTGATTTTACAAATAAAAGAAGTTACCTTTATCATCAAACAAGAATGGCAGTGTGTCCTAAAAAATGGGATTTGATGCTATTTCCTAGTTTTTTAAATCATAGTGTGGAAATAAATGCAAGTCCTAATGACGTGAGATATACTTTGTCATTTAACACTTGGGTAAAAGGTGAAATAGGAGGAGGACATAGTAAATTAAAATTATGATAGATCTAACAATAGGCGCTGACCACAGAGGCATGAAACTAAAAGATGAAGTATCCAAATGGCTTTGTCCGATAGATGAATGTATGGGAGATATAGTAACTTTTCATGACATAGGCATATATGAAAATAAAAGAACAGATTACAACGACATAGCAAAAAAAGCCTGCCACAGTTTGGATAAAGATGATCGAGTCATATTATTTTGTGGTAGCGGTTTTGGTATGGCTATGCAGGCAAATAGATTCAAAGGCGCAAGGGCAGTGGTGTGTTTTGATACATTTGATGTAGAACAGGCTAGACAACACAACGATATGAATGTATTATGTATTGGTGCAGACTACGTAGATTTTGACACAGCAAAATATATGATAGAAGCATTTTTTGAAACTAAATTTTTAAAAGGTAGACACGCAAGAAGGATAAAAAAATTAGATGCCTGATGTAGATATAGACTTTGCAGATAGAACAATTTTGTTAGACAAACTAAAACATAGAATAGCAAAATTAGATACAGATAAGAAACACAACACAGGTGTTTACTTCACGGAAGTTCCACATGATCCAGCAACAAATATGGCAACAATAGATTATGAAACAGCCGAAGATAGAAATTATTTTAAGATAGATTGTTTGAATGTAAGCATTTATAAAGATATCAAAGATGATGAACATCTAAAAAAACTTATGAACAAAGAACCAATGTGGGAGTTGCTTGAAGCAAAAGACTTTAGCGACAAAGTATTTCATCTTAATGGACATTCAGAAATATTAAAGAAGTTGAAACCAAAAAGCATTGAACAACTAGCGGCAGTGTTGGCAATAATCAGACCTAGCAAAAGATATTTGTTAAATGAAACTTGGAATAAGATTATGCAGGAAGTTTGGGTAAAGCCATCTGATGACAAATATTTTTTTAAAAAGTCCCACGCAACGTCCTATGCTGTGGCAGTAGTTGTTCATATGAATCTAATTTGTGAGCAATTAAAAAATGAAAAGTAAAGCACGTAGAAGTTTAGCAAAAACATTATCATGGCGTATCCTGG